ATCAAATGCAAGAGAATAGAGGAATTTATAACTAAAGTTATGGAAAGAAAAGGGATTGTTTGATAACGAATAAAATAAAGTCTCAACCGATAGCATTCCTATCCGATTGAGACTTTTCGTTTATTTATCCCTGTCCGAAAACTTCTGTATAATTACAGCAATACCAATCCCCAAAACAACCATAAGAATACAACCAATAACAGCCTTCCAAATCAATCCGGAATGCAAAATCTCTGCATTAGCTACTATCATGCACACGAAAAAAGAAGATAGAGCAACTACAATGGTAATCAAAATGTAGAATGCCGTATCTGGGATGGGGATGGCATTGCTGGCTTTCTTTATTCTTCGCTCGGCTTCCTTACATTTGCTCTCAATCTGGCTGAGAAAATTGTATAGAAGGGTCGCACCGAATTCTACTGCTAACTTCTGTATTTCTTCAGAAATAATAGGTTTGCACTCATGTATAGAGTCGGATAGATTTTCAACTTCTGTTCTCAGCTTATATACGTTGTCATTCAGGCTGACAAGTTCCTTTGCGTTGATATCGAGTAACTGCTTTTCTTCCTCCAGATATTCATTCTTGGGAGTGGCTTTTATGGCTTCCGCTTCACTCATTTCCGCGGAAAAATCGAATTTCTTTTTCATGTTCGGTTTCATGGGCTTATCGTTTTAATCCTGTTTTCAGTTTCTTTCCTAACGAACGACTGGCGGCATGAGCGCATCTGCGAGCCCATTGCAAATTGTCTTCATCCTTGTCTCTCCACGGAAGGTCGCTTTGTGAGCCTCCACCACCTCCACCGGTTGTTACGTTGGGGGTATCTATCAGTCCGACAAATATAGCTACTGCCATATCGGTAAGTTCCTGACAGTTGGCAATAAACCTGTAATCAAATTCGTCATTAAAACAGTCAAGTATTTTTTCCGGAATATAGAATCTGTAATCCTTACCTTCATGGCTGAGGGCATAGGAAATCATATCCTGACTATATGTGAGATATTGGGTATAGTCAATAGGAGCAACCTTATGTATCGCTGCCTGTTGAACGGTTTGGGGAGTATTATTTCTAATGACGGTAGCTGGCTGATGGTGCAGTTTCTTCCATGTCGCAGGAAGTTTCGAGACCATCAGGTTCCTGCCGATTCCCAATTCTGAAGCCTTGTATTTGGTGTTTCCATTCATGAGGGCATATCCACGAAGAATACCTTTCTTGTCCTCTCTTTCATGGACGGTATAACCTTTCCGTATAAGAGCATTCTTGTACTCATCCCATGACCATGATGGCATTGCTTTCAACACCTCCATACAGTCCCGGTTCACTTGTGGAATGTTGCGATTTCGGATTTGTGCCGCAGTCGTCCAGCCTCGTTTCTTTGCCACTCGTTCGGCAGCACGTTGCGCCCGAAGATGAATGTTGTGGTCATTGTTGATGTTGCCGTTCTCATCCAGACGGCAGACCGCAGCATGTAGATGGGGAACTTCGCCTTTGGATTCCGTATGAAGCCAAACCGAGTACTTGCTGCCTGCCAAATTGGTCGGATAGGAACGGACTTTTCCATCCTTGCCGGTAATCACCTGTTTGTCGAACTCCTCGGCGAAATCTTGCCAAAGTTTTTGCCAATCTTCGATGTCATAGAATTGGGTATGTTTGGGCGATGGACTCAACTCGATTCTGATAACGGAGTTCTTTATCGGGCGATGCTGGGATATGGTCAACTGCATGGAGTTCCATATCCCCATAGCGTCCGGTTCTGAGGGCAACAGATTGTCCAATACCCGATAAATTTTCTCCGGATGCTTCTTATGTTGTGATTCACCGGTAATGTAACGGAGGTCGTTGATGCCGTGCGATATGGCTTTGGCTTTTGCAATCATTCTTCTTCGGATTTAAGGTTGGACGGAATTTTGTTCTTCTCTTTTACAGTATTCAGGAACTGGCAGACACTTTCGGCTACATTGCCAAGTTCCTTGAGCCAGTTGACCATGAACGGAATCTGATTGAACATTGCCATGCGCTGCTTTGTGGACATTCCGTGTAGGGCGGAGGTGTATTTTACGAGGTCTGACCGACAATCGTCCAGATTCTGCAACAGTGCTGCTTCTTCTTTCGTAAGCCTCGCTTTGGGTTTGAAGTTATAGGCACACGACAATAGGTAATCGCTTACAGTCATGCCACATTGTCCGGCCAGTGATTTTATATGTTCCTTCTGAGTAGGAGTGACTTTCGCTCCGATGAAGACGTTTCTGGTTTCTTTCGAAGAGTCCGATGTATTTACAATATTTTCTTTCATTTGAATCGTTTTATAATGGTTGAATAGGTGCGAGCTTGCGAGTACCACACCGGCGAGGGAACTGAGCAAGCGAGAGTGCCAATGTACAACCGTAACGCAGTGAGGTTATACATTGGCATATCTCGCAACAGTTACCTGTTGATGCTTCACGGCAAGCCATATCGGATGCGTATAGTGAACTGGCACTCGGATCGGAAACATAGGATGATATGAGCCTCTAAAAGAGGGGAGAATATGAATATCTCACATGATGTCTTCCTGCCGACTTTGCTTTATTCTTATATATACGCCCCGACAATAAAGTAAAGTTGAACTCAATAATGGTATTCTGGATTGAAGGCATAATCTTTCCCTTCTTTTATAACCATTTGTTTGTCGCTTAGCAATGTTGCGACCTTTACCGCCTTGTTATAACCGAGTTTTATACCCTGTAATCCGTAACCCTCTTTCAAGCGTTCTATATAATCATCGTAATTGCTGATGTTTCCATTGGCAAAAACGGCATCCAATGCTGGACGATGTACATTCTTTGGAATCTCCTTGTCCGGATCGAACGGTCCTTTGGTTGGTCGTCCGGTCTTCTTCTTTTTGGGCAGATAGGACTCTACCGATTCGGGCATGGCTTCCTCGTTTATGCGGAAAGCGAAAGGTTCAAACTCATGGTCACGGATATGGACGGCTTCGACCACGCTTACAGTCTTGTCCTCTTTGTCCACTTCGATCTGCATGATGGTTTCCGCTTTGTTGTTGAGTTCCGTGCCGATGTGACCACGGGCATGTTCATCATTCTTGTTCTGATGCAAGACGGTATGGATATGGATTTGCCTGTCATCCGTCCACTGCATGAATTTGGAGATGATGTCGGTAGATTCGCTGGAGGAGTTGATGTCGTAAAGGAAATCACGAATGCCATCTATGATGACCAATCCCAAATCCGGTATTGTGCCAATGGCCTGTTCGACTATCGCCAGACGTAGTTTAGGGGAAAACTTGCGCAGAGCCAGCATAATCAGATTATCCGGATTCTTGTATTCCGGCAAGTCGGCCAAACGTAAGATGCGTTTCAATACCTGTTGGCAATGATACCGCCCCTGCTCTGTGTCTATATATAGAATCTTCCGCTTATTCTCAGGGAACATAGACCGGTAATGAAGAACGGTGCTGCCACTCAATGCCGATGCGACAATGGCTGAAACGTTGAAAGTTTTCTTGCTTTTGGCTTTCCCGATGGAAGCGCTGAAGTTTCCCAATGTTCCGATAACAGTATCGTCCACCATCAGAACCACCGGGGAGTGTTCGTATGTACTTGTTACGCTTATTGTTGACTCCGCCATATAAGCGACCAATTCTTCCGGAGAAAGAATAATAGTGTCCGTCTTTTCCATCGCTACCAGTTTTTAGAGTTCGGTTTACGGCGATGGGAGGCGAGCAAGGACTCATTCTCGTCCTCGAAACTTTGCGGAACCGGATTCTTCCGGGAAGATTCCAGCCATCTATCCAGTTCGTCACGATAGATGTAGAGATGCTTTCCTTGTTTTATAACCGGAATATCGTCCTTCTTGACCTTGTAATAAAAGGTCGACAACGGCATTTTAAGATAGTTGCAAGCCTCCTGTACGGTCATGGGGACGTGCGTGTTCTCTTTGGTTTCGTACTGCTTGGAAAGTTTCTCCGTAAGCAGGCTTTCCATACTTGCGATTCTGTCGCATAGTTCGCCTACCACAGTCGGCAGGTCGTTGAATGTCAGTTGGTCTTTTTCCATATTATGACTATTTTAATCGTTTAACATGCTGCGAACCAACTCAATGAAACCTTGCAGAACAATACAGACCGGATTAATTATTTCGTCTGCATACTTTTTTTTATTGCGAGTCATCATTATCTACATCTAAATGGAAGCGATAGTCGCCTTTATCTGGTACATCAATGGGAATCTGGCTTGGAACATTATCCCGTAAATTGAGTCTGAGATATTCAAGGGTCGCGTTTACGAGTTCGTATGGAAATGATTTCTTGATAAAAACGGCTCTTTTCGCTAAGGGCACTCCCAAGCGTTCACCGACATTCCATGCCAAATGGCGAAGCCCAGGCGACCTCAGCGGATTGTCTATATTGGAACGAATCGGTTTATATGATTCAGGTTGATCGTAAGCCATATACTCTATATTGAAAATAAGGGTGGCAATATCCTCTTTGGAGAGATAGGGGGCAGTCTTGACGGTTACATATTCCCGAATCGCATCCATAATTTCCACTTGCCTTTCAATCTCTTTCTTTTTTAGTTCCACCAATATGGAATCATATTTATTCAAATGAGAATCTTGTGGACAATCAGAGTTTACTGTATTTGGATTCGACAGTTGGGACGGAAAAGACTCCTGTTCAGGCAAATCCATCGGTTGCTCGATGGTCAGTATTTCAGTGGCATCTATAGATTCTATGGCGTTCTCTGATTCTACAATAGGGGTAGATGGCTCGCCCAAAGAGAAGTTGATAGGATTTTTTGTCAGCCATTTATAGAAAAAATTGTGCAGGAGCCCGCACAATATGATAGCTATTACCAGTCCAAGGATGACAGGAGTCGTTATGCGCATGATATTGATGTCATGGCAAAGGAAAAGATAAGTATCTATGGCCGCATAAATGATAACGGACAGTGCGAGGATAAAACTTATCTTTTTAGTCTGAATTTGTTTTTTATTCGTCATGGTCTGCAAGTATTTGGAATCGTTTTGCGCTAAAGATATAATCGATGTTCCAGATAGTTGCAATAAAAAGACTGATAGTTACCACGTATCATGCTAAATATCACGGTCAGAGTATGATTTTTCACATAAAATCATACTCTGACCGCAGAAATCGAGGACGAAACGGCTGTCAGTCTTTCCTTGTCAAAGTAATCTTTTTGCTGGCTTCACGTTTGTTGGCATCCACGACTTTGATATACCTTTGCGTGGTGGTGATACTCTTGTGCGCCATGATGCTCTGTATGGTACGGATGTCCGTCCCGGCAGCTGCTTGTAGCGTTGCAAATGTTCTCCGGTACGAGTGAAATGTTATGTTCTTGGTAATTCCGGCAGAACGAATCCATTCTTTCATCGGTATTTGTGTCCAACTACGCATAAGTCCCTTGAATACCAAACCTTTCTTTTCAGAACTATAGCCTATCAATCCCAATGCTTCTTCGCTGATGGGAATGATGTCTTCCGCTTTGTTCTTCTGCGTAATGATGTGTACGCATTTCCCACCAGCAGAATAGTCCACGATGTCTTCCCAACATAGCGAGAGAATGTCACTGATACGCAAGCTGGTCATACAGGAAAACAGCGATGCCGTTTTCAGAATAGGCTTCTTACAAGGTGTCTCGGCCAATTTGTACAGTTCCTCAACAGACAGGGCCTCTTTCATTACATCTTCTGTCTCTATCTTTTCCAAGAAGTCATTGACATTGGTCTTTATCATCCCATTACGGTAGAGTATTTTCAGGAAACCTCTGAAAGTAGACCAATATCCTGATGCGGAGTTCCGTGTGATACGTCCGTTACGCCTTAGCTTCTTGGCACTCAGCAGATATTCCCGAAACTTGTTACAGAGGTCGATGTCAATCTCTTCAAAGGTGCATTTGCCATGTACGAAGTTATTGAAATGCAGATAGACAAACTCCCATTTCTGGTCATGCTTACGGAGCTGCTTGCGATAATACTCCAGAAAGTCTGCCTTGAGTTTGTACTTGTCAAAGAAGTCATACCGTTCATTGACTACTGACTCGAACCTGCGGCAACGGATGGCTTCGGCTTTCTCGGTCATTACCTCGTTGAAATTCTGTTCACGTTTGTTCCTCGGATTGGCATAGATATAAATACCAAGCGATTCATGACGGATAACTTTCATTGTCTCTTTGTCTCGATACCCCGGATAATAATCCAGATAGAAAGACATCATCCTGCCTTTTAGCGGACGTGTCCTTAATGTCACAGTCTTGCATTCATGCATAATGTTATATTTTTATGGTTATTATTAATTCGTCGGCGAAACTCTATAATGTAGTCATGCAGATTACCTACAGCAGGGATTAATTTTTGAATAATTTGCGGATAGCCATAAATTAGACTATTTGCGGACACCCATTACCCGGTCAAACTCCACTTTCAGGAATCTGACGAACCGTCCGTTCTTCTCCCGGTTGATCTGATGGAATTGCAGAATACCGTAAACCGAATCACGAGAGAGTTTGAATTTCTCCATCGCCTCCTTGACGGTGTAGTATTCCGCCTTGCTCTCCTGTTCGGAACTCTTCGAGAGGTCGAAGTGGAGCTTTGAGTAGAATATCTGCCCATGCTCTTTCTTGGAGGGAATGTTGTTCCGATACACTTGCGAACGGATGGCGACACGTGTCATACCGTACTTCTCCTGAATCTCTTCCGGTGTGTACCATTCAGTAAGGTCGGAATCTACCTCGTATTTGGCAAAGGCAGCATCGATATGTTTCTTGCTGTAATAGTTGAACTGGCGGATTCTCACTTTCGGCACTTTATGTTGCCGAGTGTAAGTCCACACCCATTTGGCGTTGACCTTATATTTTTCCGCAATCTCTTCGGCTGTGTAATACTCGGAGATGTTGAAGTCGTTTTTCGCAACCAGTCGTTCGTAAGGTTTGCTTTTGAGCATTAACTCTATGTCTGCACGCCTTACCAAAGCCATTCTTCCGCTAATTCGGGATGCTCTAAGTTTATCCTCTTTGACTAATTTATAAATGTACTGACGGCTCACGCCCATCAATCGGGCAGCCTGCGAAAAAGTGAAATATTCCTGCTTCTCCAAACTGGAGCGCAACTCCTGCATTTCCTGAATGTGGCGCAGTTCCATTTTGCGCTCCTTGATACGATGTTTGTAACCTCGCTTCGAGCATTGAGGGCTACAATAACAGGTCGTTGTTTTCTGTGCAATGAACGGTTTTCCACACCATTGACAAATTCTCTTTACTTCCATATTTCCTATATCATTTTCTCTGTTTTTTAATTTCCCTTTTTGTCTACACATGTAAACCATTGTCAACACACGTCAACTAATGCGTCATTGTGACATTCGGGCTAACCGTGAATTTGTGTCGCGGTAGAAATATGATAGAAAAATATGGATAAAAACCGTTACTACCAAATAAGGATTAGAAAGTGTTAAAATAGAAAAGCCGCTGAAATACAGCGACTTTATTCTAAATGGTTATAATTGGTTATGGCAGTTTCTAAGCCATCATTTGCCGATGCAAAATCTATTACTTCTTTCTAAAATAGGTTGTAACTCACTATGATATATTGGCTTATTTGTAACCAATAAACGCCACTTCGGAGGCCGGGTAACAGACGGGTAACAGAATCGAATGAAAAACCCTCTCAACGCCCGATCTATCGGTCTGTCGAGAGGGGTATTCAACGCAACTGATACGGGGCTATCAGTCCCGCAAAGATAGTGAATTATTTGGATTTCTATTGCTTGGTGTAGATTATCGCATTCTCGGCCTCGGTCAAGCCATAATCCCACATTTTGAAAGAGGAGGCGTCGATGACCTTGATGTTGCGCTGATCTTCGCTGTTTACTACTTCGCCGTCCGTTCCGTATTCAAAGAATGAGATCGTCGGGATTGCTCCCTCATATTTTACGTCGATTGAGTAATAGCAGGTCGATGAGCCGCTGATCTCTTCAAATCGGGTGTCGGTTATGACGGCGGTTCCGTATGCTGTAAAATCCGGGAAAAGGATTACCGTCGGCTTGATCTCTTCCGGCTCGGAATAGGGCTGAAAGACGATGGTTTCCGTATAGGAACCGGCGGATGATAACTTATCCTCATGGAACCCGATATATCTGCCGTTCAAAGTCTGCCAAATCTGTTTGACGGTTTCGTTCATCTCCGGCTTTGGGGTATCGTCTTTGGAGCAAGCTGCGATGCAAAGGGATAGGAATAGAATAGATAAGAGTTTTTTCATAAGTATGATGGTTTTATGCTTTCAGAAAATAAACGGGAATAATCGGGAGCAGGGCTTTGTCCTCCTCGCTCATGCGGTCGTAATAGCGAATCCATAGGTCGATGAACTCGTCGATGTCGATCAGACGCAGGCAACGATGCCCGTTGCGGGCCTCTTTCTTGGATTCGCTGGTGAATGTCCCCGATGTAACCAGCAGGCCGACCTCACCCTCTTTCACGAGAACCCCCAGCAGACTGCGGACGACATCGACGGAGATTGCAGAGGTCGGATAATGCTTGACCTGTACTTTCAACTGCGGGGCGGTCGTGCCGAGCGGGTCTCGGTAGGCGATAATATCGACGCCGCCATCCTTGCCTTTCGGGGCGATGAACGGCGTGTAGTAACCCATTGCCCGCAACAGGGCGGCGACCAAATCCTGAAACTCGTAGGGGTTCTTTTTGATGATATACTCCCGAATGCCTTTCGATGCCTGACCTTGCAACATATCCAAATCATCGGGCTGATCCGCATTCTCCTCGATGACCGATACCGCGTGCTCTTTCTGTATCTTGGAAAACTTGCCGTGAAAATCGGCGAAGAACTCTCCGGCTCCGGCGGCAAGAGCTTTCGCACCCTCTTCCGTCAGATGCCAAATCCCGCTCTTTTTGACGAGATACCCGACCTTGCCTACCTCTATCGAATAGAAGTTGAGATACGCTTTCCAGCGGATGACACCGCTCTTGGTTTCCTCTTTCTCATAATCGGTCAGCGGGAACGATGATGCGAGGGTTTCGTATATATCCGAAATCCTCATTTCGCCGCCGTTGGCCTCGATTGCTTTCATGGCGGCAAATACGATCTCCGCCTGCCTTGTTGGTTTCTTTTCGCTCATGCTATCCGTAAATCAAACATTCGCTGCTGTTTCCGGATATGCACACAGAAAAGCGTGGGCGTTCCTGTCGGTTTAGAGGTATCGCCAAACACCTACGGACTAACAAGGAAATGCCCACGCATAACGCAGGCATTTACCATTGTTTTTTAAGTCCGTTGTGAAATTGGCGATTTCCTAAACCTTAAAAACAATAGCAAACGCTATAATATCAAAACTTTTTCAAAGGTACAAAAAGTTTCTGAAATTTGGAGCTATTATTATAATCGGCTGTATTGTTCGCCTTTGCGCCCTCAAATAAACCTCCGAATCAAGGGAAAAATCTTTTTACGGAGCAGTACGAGAATGATGATAATTGTCACCCAAAAACCGCGTATTTGCGTCTGTTGCCACCATGTCAATTTGCGCTCTACCTCGACGATCTTTTCAACCTCGACCTCCCGATCCCGATAAACGATGCTGTCCCGATATTCTATCGGCCGCTGCGTCGGTATTTCCCGATCGTCCGTCTTGTTTTCGAGCGAGTGGGATAGCGACCCGTCGGGGTTGATCCTTGCGTCCGATACCGCTGCCGAGGTTTCGAGGTGGCTCGAATCTTGGCGGACGGTCTGCTCGGTTCGCTCGGCCGGCAGTTGCACCCGTACCGTGTCGGGAATCCATATTGTGCGATGCCTGATCTCGACATGCAGGCTGTCCCGCGTCCCGGTCGAGGTCGTCAGATGTTTGCACGGGCAGCAGGCCGACAGCAAACCGATGATAAGGCACAAAATCAGCGTTCTCATACGATTTCGATTTGGATTGGTTCGCCCCGGTCGGAGGCCGTTTTGAGCATGTCATAGACCCGTCGGAATGTCGCCGTCGAGTTCAGCACCTTGCCGACCTCCTTGTTTTCGCCGACCAATATGCACCCCGCGCTATCCTCGGCGGTATTGCCGATATGGATCAGGATGCCGTCGAACTCCGGCACATTGAGCAGCCGAGGCAGGTAGCCGTCGCAGAATTTGTACTGCGCCCGATCCTTATACTTCGGGGATTGGACTTTCAGCGTGATGTCGTATGTCCCGTAGGGGATAGCGGTTGCGGCATACACTTTCTTTTCGCCATTGTCGAACCGCCCGTTTTTGTTCAGGTCTCGCACGGCATCTTCGATGGTGTCGCAGACCTTTTGCCCGTCGATGTAGAGCCAGCCGATGGTATAGGTCGGCTTCAATGCGATGCGTTTCAAAAGTAGTTTCATAGCCACGCGAAAATTTGAATGATGAAACCTCCGGCCATTGTATAGGCCAAGTCAAGCCAATCCCATCCTTTGTAGCGGTATTGGTCGAAAGCCTCTTTTGCCACCCCTGCGATGGCGGCGAATAAGACGCATATTTCAGCCGTATAGGGAATGACAAGGGCGAAAAAGGCTGCGATTACCGCACCTGCAATGAGGTGCAGGAGTTTGTCGGATGGAATACTCCCCAGCCATTTCAAGATGGCGGTCAGAATATTTTTGATAGTTTCCATGATGTTGTGATGTTAGTTGGATAATAGGGTTGCTACCTGAATACCGCACTTGCGAATAGCCTTGCCGACAGCGGAGGCGTCCATCTGTTTTTGTCCGCAAAATGATATGCCGATTGCTCCGAGCGGCTTTTCTCCTGCATATAGGGCGAGAATGGCGACCTCGTTCACGTTATTCGACTTGAACTTGAAATACATTCGTTTGTCGATCTCCTTGATCGTTTCGATAGCTCCCCAATAAAATCCGTCGTCAAAGACTTTCCCGATAAAAGGGTATTTCGATAGCTGAAAATCAGTATATTCATCATCGACGTTATTGATGCCGTCAGCGACCTCTTCGATTCGCATATCGCCGTATAGGAACGGTAATCCTGATGATAGGTTTTTGCTCCCATTATGCAGCTCTATGAGCCATGTACGGTCGGCATCGAGCGCATATAAGAGTTTGCGCAGCATCAGACGAATATCCGCATCTACCTGAATGCGCTTGGCTACCGATTCATCATGTTGCTCTGCTTGGATTGATTCGACTTTATCCAGCACATAGTGCGGATTGGTGATAGTAAGGATGACAAACCCCGTGAGGAGTAAAAGCAAAAGCACTCGCAGAAAGCGGAAGAACCCGTATTTTTCCTCCATTTTGAGCAGCTTTTCGAGCCACCCGATTCCCTTTTCGATTTTCTGTTCCATAATAGGTTTAGATTTATGACAAAAGTAGTGAATAATACCTAATAGGTACTATATGGGCGAAAATAATTTTACTCTTTCGTTGAATATCTGGCGAAATTCTTTAATACCCATCCTCCTTTGATATTGACAAAATCCATCATTTCGCCGGGGGACAATGTCCCGACTTGCGTATAGGAGCTTTTCGTCCCTTTAACCACCGTGCAAGGGTATCTGCTGGAATTATACAGCGAGCAGTTATAGCCGTCATAGTCGTCATTCGTCTCCATCAAAACACCGAATTGCGCTCCGGCGGTCAAGTCCATGTAGCAATTTTCCGAAACCTCCAAAACGGTTGTAAAGACCAATGGCGGACAATATGTCGGCACGTATATCGTCTTGTATGACCCGCTCGTTTCAAAGTAATTGGAAACGCATCGTCCGTCCTTATATACTCGGAACTTGGCTCGGTTGCCCTCCATTGCAGAGGGCGTTTTCGCGGTAAAGTCGATTCCGGTATTGCGTTGATAGGTTTCGCCCGTTGTGGATAATGCGAAAATTTGCGCCCCTACGATATTCGTTACAGTTCCTACGACAGAGCCTTTATTGTCGAAACAATTATCCCCATTGCTCGGCGTCGCGCTTTGGGTGTAGATATGGGTATAGCTATTGCTTGTCCATCCGTAATACTCTACATTCCCTTGCTGTGCTCCTGCGAATATCAACGGGTAGTCATCCTCGGAGGTCGGATTATAACCGCAAAGAGCCGCTATTACGTTTTTCAATGCGTCTCTCACTCCCACGAATCCCGAAAGGGCAACACCTCCGTCTATTTCGGTCGTTGCATCTTTGAAAGCCTCTTTGAGATAATCCAAATCTGTCCGTTCGAGGTCGGCAACATCTTTCAGGCTTCCATCCGAGGCGATGAATTTGATATTGCCTCCGATTTCTCCCAGCAGCAGGTCGAAATATGTTTTGCCGTCGGACGATACGATCTTATCCGTCGTAATCCGACCGGGCAGAATCTCCGAGAACCCGTAGAGCGAAACATAGCTTCGTTCGCCGTCGTATTCGCTGTTCAGAATGCCGACCAGCAGATGATAATACCCTGCGACATCGGTCATCTTGATCGCCCTGTCAGATAGGAGAAAATCGCCCTTTACGGTGGTGTCCGTGCGGCTGACTTTGGCATAGAGATAATATTTCTTTGCTCCGTTGTCGAGGTACGGCGAAAGGTATTCGTTCATCTCCCAAACCTTGTACTCCGAATCGGCATGAGAGGACGAGATCGTGCCGATGCCGAGCGTCATGTGCTGGATGAATCCGTGCGGGATATGCAACTGCTTCGCCGTGTTGTCGTAGGTGATACCGTCGCCTACCGCTGTGAGGTCGGTCTTGCTGGCGACGAACCGGAATTGCAGGCTCTCATCCCCGACGAGCATCATCATCGTCTGCACGGTCAGCGGATTGATGGAGTTCGTGAAGTTGTCGAGCATCGAATCCTCCAACATCGCCATTGTTTCCCTGACATCGCGGAACCGACGCTTGGTATAGCTTACGGCGTTGCGGATGCTGTTATCTGTCGCCACCTCATTTTGCCCGATCTCCCGAAGCTGTGAAGATACGCTCTTGCCCGAAACCGAGTTTGAGATTTCGAGGACGGGAGCATACGGCGAGGTGAGAAATTCCTTGATACCCGTGATGCGGATCGGAATGCCGTCGGGGGCGAACTGCTCATCGGTGAACAGAACATATCCGCCGACTTTCAGCCGCCCGCCGACACGGAGCCAATTCTTTTTCGCCCATAGTCCTTGCAGAGTGCCGGTAAAGGTGAATTTCGGGTCTTCGTTCTCATAGAGCTTGCGGGCCGCTTCGCGGAACATATCCCATGATGCCCCAGTCTTATCCGTATTGTTACAGATATAGGAATCCGGCAGCATGATACCGAAAATGGCGTAGGTGTCGCCGACGGCGGGACTGAATGTTTCGTTCGGCATCGTAACCCCGTCGATTTCCTGCGGCACGAGTTCAAAGCGGCGTTCCGAGTGATTGTATTTGAACTCGAACTGCTTGTCGTCGCCCGCGAGCATCCCCTTTTGGAAGATGATCGTCGCCGTCTCGCCCTCGATGACATAATCGTTGAAATTCAGCTCTGCGGGGATGGAATTGTCGATGATGTCGTAGAAATTCTTTCCTGCGTCGATGCACTCGACCGCCGATACTGTTCCCACGCGCGAGGGGTATATCTCGGAGCAATCGAGGCTGTCCTCCTTGACTGCATCGGAAACTTTGTCGATGCGCTCGATGGAATATCCCTCTGCGTCGGATTGATAGATGCGGCCCTCATAAACGAGCGTCTGCGACTTCGGCAACAACAATTCCGCTGAACCGTATTTTGAGCGGTCGATATTACGATCTCCGCCCTGAACATAGAGCCGTTTGATCGGCAATTCATCGCTCTGCGTGGTGCGCCCGACACCCGGCTCGAAGCCGTTACCCTTGCCGTATGCGAGCGGCAGGGGATCATCCTTGAAATACTCGACTTTATGCAATGAAATCGTATAGTCGTTGATTTCCCACTCGGTCTCGAATTTGTTTGCGACATCCTGCAATGCAGCATCGACGTAGGTGTGGTTGAACTCGACCGTCTGCTCCGCCGCATCGAGGCATTCGCCGACTTTCCAAACTCCGGCTCCGTCGCGCTGGTTGAGATTCCAGACGATAGCTTCGACGAGTTCGTGGGGCTTGGCGCACATCGACCATTTGAGGCGTTTATCGACGGGATTACGCATCTTATACAGGCTCATGTTGTCCTCCAATGTTCCGAGGGTGAGCGTGTATTCGATATTGCGGGTTCCGTTTTTCTTGATGTTTTCCGGCGATCCGAGTTTGTATTTCACGCCTTGATACTCGCACCATGCCCCGACCGGAATTTCGACAAATTCCGATAGGGAGAATTTCAGGACGAGTTGCGGCTTGGACATGAGGGAGCGATAGCGGTAACTGCTATCGCTCTCCTGTACGTCCAACGTCGTGTTGTTGAAATGCAGGGTCAGCATGATCTGATTTTATTCGATGTTCAGCTCGGCGCAGTCTGCGTCGATTTGGGCTTTCAACGTGGCTCTCGCTGCGAGAAAGTCCTTGTATGAGGCGATCTTCGCCTTTGCCTCGTCGCTCGACTTGGAGCCGCCATATACGCCGAGATTGGCGGCGTTGTACTCATTGATGAGCTTCTGCTCGTAGTTGGCATCCCACATTGCACGGATGGCGGCCTCGGTGATCTTGTTGCTCGATACGGAAGCCCATACGATTACCTCATAGCAGGAATACTGCGTGCGCGAACTTTCGGCGGCGGGCTGATCTTCGCCCTCTGCCATGATCTGCTGCGGGGCGTCCTCTTCCTGAATATCCCAACGGTAGATGTAGCTTCCGTTGCCTACGGCCTCGAATTTAGACGGCCTTGCATCGTAATACGAACGTGTCATAGAATTGCGATTTAATGATGGTTTTTAACAAATGTTTTGGATTGGAGACTTTCGCCCATCCGTACCAACTGCATAGCTTCTGTTTGTAGTCTCTCGCGCTGATATTGAGTTTCTTATTCAGACGCGCGGCCATGCGGCAGAAATTCTGCTTGATGGATTTGCGCATGAGCGTTTGGTTGTGGTAGAATACGAATCCGACGAAATCGAGGCCGCGCCCGTGCTTGTCCGCCCGGTTCTCGGCAATCGGAAATATCTGCTCATTGCCTTTCAGTGTCAATTTCAAGGCCGCGAGATACTTCTTGATGTCGGCCAGCAGGATGTGCAGCTCCTCTTTCGTGGAGGCGAGAAATACCATGTCGTCGGCATATCTGAAATAGTTCCGCACCCGCTTCTCCTCCTTGATCCAATGATCGAAGTAGGCGAGCATCAGGTTTGCGAAGTATTGGCTCAAATAGTTGCCGATAGGCACGCCGTCGGTGCTGTCGATGATCGTATCGAGCAGGGCGAGCGTATCCTTGCATTTGATTTTGCGGCGGATGATGGTTTTCAATACGTCGTGGTCTATCGACGGGTAGAACTTCCGGATGTCGATTTTGAGGCAATATCGGGCGTTTTCCCGGTCTTTGATGGCCCGCTTGACATTCCGCATCGCTCCGTGAATCCCGCGGCCCTTGATGCAGCTATATGTGTCTTTTGTGAAGACCGAAACCCATATCGGTTCGAGGATATTCATGATTGCATGGTGCAGAATGCGGTCGGGGTAATACGGCAATCGAAATATGATCCTCTCTTTCGGCTCATAGATCGTGAACGTGCTGTATTCGGAGTTCTTGAATGTATGATTTTTCAGCGTTTCATGCAGGGCAAGGATATTCGCTTCACGGTTTTTGTCGTGAAGCAAGACGCCATACGAGCGGAGTTTCCCGCGCCTTGCCTTTTCATCGGCGAGGCGGAGGTTATCCAGCGATATGATCTTTTCGTATAAGTTTCCTATACGCTTCATTTCGACGCTTTGCTTTTCATATTCGGGGCGTTCGGCAGTTCGGGATGCCCGAAACCGCCTACTAACTCCTTTTTGAGGTGATATTTTTTGCCGAGAGGCAGGGTCGTTGCTCTCAAAATTTATGTTTTTACCTTTCTGAAAATCATTGGCGAGACCTGATATTCGCATTCGTATTCGAGGGCGTGTTATTCGAATTCGCATACGCAAAACCGGCATTCGAGCTGTTATTCGCATTACCGCTGAACAGGACACCGCAAGAGCAACCAACCTTTATACATCCATTACTCCAAATAGTACCGTGTTCCCGATGCCCGCATCGTTACCCGTCGCGGGAATTTGTCCATTTCCCGAATCTTGGCGAGGACATATTTGATTTCCCGCGAATTGGTGAAGAACTTGCATGCATCGCGGTCGTGATCGTCCCGATTCATCTTGATCTTGACGAGCGTCCGATTCTCTCCGAACTTCGTTTTCACTCCCTCGATGTAGTCGCAGACCCAAAAGGTGAGGTTTATCAACTTCTGCTGCGTCGTTTCGGGGCAGTTGAAATGCTTGTTGGTTTCATCGGCGGGGATTTTCAGGAAATCCAGCGAGCCGTCATCCTCCATCGGATTGTGGTTATTCTCCATTGTCGTAGCGTTTAATTATTGGCCGAGCGTGTTTTCTGTGGCGTTATGCGGGGATAAAGCAAAGGCGAGACCCGATATGCGCAGCCGTACCCGAGGGCGCGCTATACGAAGTCGCAGACGCAAAACCGGCAATCGAGCCGTTAGCCGCAGCACCGCCGAACAGGACACCGCGCAATGCTTCGGTCGTCGGAATGTTAGTGTAATGGTAATCGCAGAAATAGGTCGAAGAACCGCCTCCTACGACGGAGGGCATGATCTCTCCTCCCTCGCCGAAAATCACCTCTTTGACATATCCCTCTGCGCGGGCCTCGTTGCCTACATGAGCGTAGCCGTCGTAGCCGCTATCCGAAAATTTGGCCGGATCGGTGCAGACGAATACCTTGCTTAATCCGTCGCCGCTGTTATCCTCGGTCGGGCTGATACGGATGTTGATACCGTCCGTCCATTGCCAAATATGGCCGAAAGGATTCTCGACACCTCGATAGCGCGGAACCATGACCGTGCATCGGGTCGATCCGTCCTCATTGATGACGGGGTATGCGACCTCGCCCGTGCCGTTTCCGAGTTCGTCGGTATGGCCGCACGGCACGAACGGATAAGAGCCGTTGAACCCGCCCCAATCGGACATGTTTGTTACACCTGCTCCGAGGCCGCCCTGCGCATAACCGTTGCTGTCCTTTTCCGCATTGAATGCCGCCTGCGAGTTGAGCGTGGCATATTCGATGGCGAAGAGCCAATACAGTTCTTTTTGGATGTCGTAGGTCATGCAGTTCCATTCCGTCGAACCGGACTTGCGTTTGCGGGCGTAATTGCGGAAATTGGTACGGGAGATACCCGTCGCCGGGCGTCCGAGGAACGTGCGATAGGTTCCGTCATACGCCGTATTGTTGTTGCCGCCTCGGTAGTCGGCATCCATATTCACGACCGAGCAGAGGGTCGTCGTGCTGCGCTGTATGGTAGCCTGATACGCCGAAACGTATCTATTCCCTGGGACGAGACGATAGCCGGGGAGAGGGTACTCGCTGATGCGTACCCGCCGCTTCGTGCCGTCAGTCTCGAATTTGCGGTAGTGCATGGGAAGTTCGACCATGACCTGACCCCGCGAGCCGTCGCGCGTCTGTCCCGTCCAATTTGCCGGATTGAGATATTCCACCACCTCGCCGTCGTTGTTGAGCAGGCAACCTTTCATCCGATTGTGGATCGGCAGGCTCTTGTGTAGGGAGAGGTTGCCGATACGGGTGCAGGCAGGCGAGGATACGGCAGTATCGAACTCGATGCCGTAGCTACATTCCTCCTCCATGTACGGCAGGAGTGTTGCAAGCGCGGCCTTTTTGCTCTCGCCGTCCTCCAATACCTCGCAGATGAGATTGAACGGGTCGGTTCCCGACACGTCGGGCAAGTCGCTCAATCGCTTGCCATTCTGAAAAGCCTCGATAATCTGTTCGAGGATTGCTTCTTGTTCTGCTGTCATAGCTATTTGTCGTTTAAGAATTTGAAAACCGTTTTTCCTTTCGATGCGATGAACATCACCGACGATGCGGTATTCAGCCGCATTTTCTTTTGCCTACGGGATGTCGCCCATTGGCGCAGCCGCCGCGATAGGGAGATGAAAACCGAGACGATCATACCTTTTCGACGTAAGTCCCAGCTCCCCAATAGAGGTCGTGAGTGTTGAGAAAATCCGCATTCGGTGCGATGGCCTTGATCGCCATCGGCGACCAATCGTTGAGCACTACCGGAGCGTCGGAAAATTCGTCGTCCTGATAGCATTTCACGCTCAATACGGCGTCCACGGTGGAGCTGCTGTATTTGGGCCTGATGTAGATCGAGAACAGCGCGTCATTCGGCAGGCTGAAACCGTCTGCGAGGTTCTCGATCTTGCCATGCGAGAGGATGCGCCCGCCATTCATAAATTCGCTGATGTAACCTTGTCTTGCCATAGCTTGATGTTGTTTTTAATTGAACCTGAAATTACCGTTTGCCGTGAGGCGGATCGACGAGAGTGTTACCAACCTGACCGTAGGCTTCGAGACCTTGATCTGAATCGTCTTGTAGAGGGCTACGTTGCAGGTCGGGATGACATGGATGATGCTGGTTCCGGCGGCAAGGATCGTAATGCGTCCGTCGGGAGTTACCGATACGGCCTTATCGTCGCCGAGGAACAATACATTCGGCTTGACGCTGGCCGGAGTGAGTGTGGCGCGGATGAAATTCTCCGCCATATTGCCGACCAGCAGGCGCGAGGGGTATTCTACCGTCATTGCAGTCGGCACAAGATTCAGCGGTTCCAATTCCGCAGCGGCGGCGATCACCTCCTCGCAATCCTCTTTCGCCTCAATCGCGGCGGCGGTGGCATTGCTGGCGTTCGTGGTTGCGGTATTGGCGGCGGTCGTAGCTTCTTGTGCTTTTTGCGCGGCATTGATGGCCGATTGGGCACTCTTCGATGCTGCATCGGTGACATCGGTGGCATCTTTTGTCGCCGCTTTCATCCCCTCGACGACCGACTGGATATATTCGAGCGACACCTTGACGCTCTTGTTGAATATATCGACACCGATAGTCCACAGCCCTTTGAATGAGGTGCATTCGGGGAGTTCCGATATTTTCTTCTTTATCATATCCTTGTAGAGTTAAATTCTAAATACAATGAGGCCCTCTTCCGGCTCGGTTATCACTACCTCCTTATCCTCGGTCGCCAATACGCAGTAATTACCGTCGGGCCGCGAATCGGGAAAGGTCAGGGTTACGGTGAACTCGCACCACACCCGCCCGTTGCGGCGAATATCGAACCGCGTTACCGCATTGCTCTTGTAGTAGCAATTATACTCCTCCAAAGAGTTGTCGTTGTATAATTTGCGCAGTTCGGGTTTCAGCAGGGCGGTGAAAAGCGCATACCAGCGTTCCCAAAATTGAGCGATGTTATCGGCATAGATAAAGAGCTTTATCGCAACGTCTTTCGCCTTGTAGAAAACCGATTCTCCGTCATAGCTTACTCCGGGCCGATTGGTTACATCGACTTTCAGATTCTCGCGGACATTCGGGGCTTTCTGAATATTCCGATCCGTGCCGTCGAGGACATAGACCCCGAAGTGGGAAAAATCGACATCATCCATCTCGTACCCGTTCTGCTTGAAGCCCGCCGGTGCTGTTGCATAGGGAGCCTGATTCAGCAGCGTATTGTACTCGTTCAGGCTCTCGATGTCCGTCTCGTCGGTCGGATAGACGGGCGGGAAGTCATCGGCGAAATTCAGCGTGATTTTTCCGAGCTGGATTTTGGCGGACAATGCGGGATTGGTCAGAAGCCGCAGTTTGTAGGACTTGCCGAGTTCGGCGAAGTCGAAGATATGATACGATCCATCGGAAAGTACCTCGAATAAATCGCTCGCGCTCAAAATATCGGTAATGCAAAACGGAATCGAAAATGTTTTGCTATCAAGGAGGGGGGCGGATAGATCGACCTCTTCGCCGTCATATTCGGGCCATTCGGTGCTGCTCAATTTCTTGAATGACGGCATCTGTACGAGTGCCTTGTACCCGTACTGCTCGACAAATATGCCGTATTCGCTGAACGCATCCAGCCCGTCTATGAACAGCTTGCCTACCATAAGATTTTCGCGTTGTCCTGAACGATGTAATTCACCTCGGAATCCTTATCTTTTTCGACCTTGACGACCGCATACCCCGATGCGATGACGGAGGCATTCGCCCCGCACATTAGAAATAGCCGATTTCCGGCCGTTTGGCTGTATTTCAGTTCTGCGGTGGTGTCTCCTATCAAAAAGATTTTTCGGGCCTCTGAAAGCGAAATTTTGCCGCAGTCGATATACACGCCGAAACGCTCCGGATGATATTTCTTGAAACGACGAAAAGTGGCGAGGTTGGGGAAATTGTAGGTTGTCATAAATTCGACCCCTCGCGGGGAGAACATCATCCCGATCAGCTCCTCCAATGTCTCATTGCCCTTGAACATATCGCAGGCTCCGAGTTTCTCCGCCATTTCATATCGCCCGTTATTGGTGCATTGAGCTTGCGCGGCATCTTTGGCCGCTTTCCATTCACCCTGTATTTTCTTGATAAGTGCTTGCATTAGCTTCGGAGTTTTAATCCTTTCCGGTCGATCTCATCGACCATGTTTTTAACATCTTTGATACTTTTATCGACCTTGTCGAGCTTGTCGTTGGTCTCGGAGGTATTCTTCTCGATTCCGGTCAGTTTGTCGAGTACGGCATTGCCCGTGCGGTTCAGATCGTTCATGCCCTGTACGAGGGTATAGGTATGCCCCTGAATGGTCGTCAGGCGGGCATTTCTCTCGAAAGCACTATCTTGCGACTCTGATGTGATACCCTTACTCGTTCCCTCGCGCTCGGCATCTCCCGTAAAATAATTTTTGAGACTATCGGACAGACCTTGATAGATCGCGTTGAACTCTTCTCCGACCTGATTGAGTTCTCCGGCAAATCCATTCATCGAACCGATCACGGCGTCGATGCCTTTGAATGTGCCGTCATTTCCGAACCATTCTTTTTTGTATCTGTCGAAAATGCCTCCGATGCGTTCTTCCAAATATTTCTGTACGAGCATCCTTTGCAGGACATCGGCGACAATATCATTGACCTTTTTGCGCCATGCCTCCATCGCATCCTCTCCCTGCTTGGCCGCTTCGAAGAAAGCATCTCCGAGTTCCGAGGCAAGGTCGGCGGCGGTGTAGCCGATGATGTTTTCCAGCATCTCGTTGATGATGGTAGCCATCTCTTCGGCGATCTCCTGAATCTGTCGCTGCCACTCCTCGATCTTGCCATGGTCGGTTTTTTTCTTGCTCTGCTCCTCATTGATCTGTTTCTGAATGAGTATCTGCTGCTCGGCAAGATTTTCGAGCTGTTTCCGGCTTTCGTCGTATTTCTTCCCTCCGAGGGCTTTGTCGGCGGTGTAGGCTACCTTTGCATACGCATCGGCGATCTTCTCGACGGATTTCTCATATACCTCGCTGTCGTAGCGCATCCGGGCGAACATCCGCGTCCATGCGTTGCCGTACTGCTGCGATGTGAGGTGCAGGCGCAATACCTCCTGCGTCGTTTCGGCATAGATGTCTCTCAATTTCTTTACGGCATCCCCGACGTTATTCTGTAACCGGACGGCATCGGCATTGTCGAGTTCCCATTGCAGTTGGTCGATGCGGCGTTGTAGATTCTCGATCTCTTTTTGTTTCTCATCATCGTCGTTGAAGAGGTTGGCGATAGCCGTAGCGATCTGCAAAGCCGCCGAAATGACGGCGAGGATGACCGATGCTTTTTCTACGGTCGAGATCGACGTTGCTGCGGCCTGTGCTGTCGATTGCATGGCGGCTCCCGATGCCTCGGCTGTCGTCGCCATAGCTTCGGAAACACTCTTGCCTGTGTCTCCGATTGCGTCAATGACGGTCGCCGTAGCATCCAATACCGCGTCAATAGTATCGAGGGCTTTCCCGATGCCCATTGCAACATCATCCGAGAATACGGATGCGAGATTCTGTGCTTTGCCACCGACATCCGAAACGATACCTCCGACATTACGGAGCTGGGTCGCAAAACTTTTGTATGAGTTGGTGATGCTATTCCGGGCGTTCAATGCCTGCTGTTCGGCTTGCATTGAATGCGTAGTTGCGTCTGCAAGATTTTTCTTTGCCAGCGATAATCTTTCTTCGGATTTCGCATATTCTTCGCTTTCGGCCGATAGCTCTCCTCTGTTTATTTGTCCGCGGAGGGCCTGCTCTTCGGCAAGGGCGGCATTGTATTCCTGCTGTGCCGTTGTGAGAGCTTCTTGCGCCGTATGCCATTCTTGCAATGCGGTAGTGAACTCCGTTTTGGCGTCGCCGATGTCTTGGATTGACTTATGGAGCGCGACAAAAGGATTTCGGGAGGCGATTTCATTTTCCATTTTTGAAATAGCTTCCTGAATGTCTTTTATCTCAATAAATTTCATAGAGCCTTTATTGCTCTCGAAGTAGGCTTTGACCTTGTCGAGTGCATACTGCAACGATGAAATAGACTGTTCTCCTAAATTCCCGAAAACACCATCCCAGTTGATCGAATCTTTCAGATTCTCGAATTTCGCATCTTTAATCGCATTTTCCAGCTCTTTACGCAGGGACAATTTTGCTCCCTCGGTGGTTGCATCGGTTATTTTGCGATTATATTCTTCGGTCAGGGCAAGTACCTTTTCTTGGAAAGACCCGTACTGAATGAGGTAGTTGTTCATAGCCTCTGCTTTGGCATCGGCATCCTCTTTCAATGCTTTGGCAGTCGCTTTCTTTTGATTCTCTGCATTTTGCTGTCGAGCTTTATTTAATGCGTCGAATTGTTCGGTCGTCAATCCGTTTTCATTGACCGAAATTCCCGCCTCCTTATTTTCGCGTTTCCAATCCGTCTCCTGTTTGTCGAGTTTATTTTTCTGTGTAGTATATTCGAGGTCGATCATAGCGAGTTTTTTAGCCAAACCCTCTTTCATCGCCTCAATTTCGGCAGCTTTGGTTTCCTCCTCGATTTTAACGAGTTCTTCGCCGAGCTTCCGTGCTTTATCTGCCCGCCGTTCCGCTTCTTTTGCGTCTTTCTCGGCCTGTTTGTCCTGCTTTTGAGCATCCTTGTCCGAGGCGGGTTTTGTCGCATCATAAGCTTTTTTTGCCGCATCGAGAGCTTCTTTCAGTTCTTTCGCCTTACGTTCGTATTCTTCGTGCGTGAGCTGGTTGCCCGTTTCATTGAGAAAGTCGTTGTATTCTTTCAGTGCTTTTTCATAGGCCGATTTTGCCGCTGCACCCCATTCTTCACTCGAATCGGTCGGCAGATTCCGTTTGTTCTGCTCTGCGCGTAGCTTGTTGAGCTGATATTGCAGTTCATCGCGGGAGAATAAACCCGTTAAAGCGGCATTCCCCTGCGTGATTTTTCCGTATTTTGCCTCTTGGAACTGCATTTGGGCAAGCAGGGTTTCCCGCTGCTTGATCTGCTTTTCGATGGTTTCATTGCTAACCCCCGTCAGATTCTCGAAATAGGCATTTACGTCGTTTTTGCGTATCTGTTCCGAAAGAGCCTTGCGTTTGTTGTAAAGATTCTGTAATTCGGCTTCTTCGTCGCGCGAACGAGCGGATTTAAGGACATTTCGAGCACGATGCTGACCATAGCTATCTTGGTAGTATTGCGTCGCCCATTTCGTTTTTCCCTCCAACTCCTTTATTCTTGCCTCTACATCTTTCAGCTCTGTTTTCGGATTGGTGATGGATTCCTGCGCTTCAAGCTGGGCTATCTCCTCCTTGATTTGCTTGATATTTTTCAGCTTCTCATACTCGGTGTCGTATTTGGCGAAAATATCGGGGTATTTCATTTCGAGTTTGTTCAGGGCCTCCCTACGGGTGTCGGTAGCGACAGCCTCATTAGAGGCGATAGAACATAACTCCTCGATTTTACGCTTGTGTTCATCCTCTGCCTCGATGGTTTTCTGCTTTTGGGCTTGATACTCTTCTTCTGCTTCTTTCATCCGTTCGGTTTCGGTTTTCATGGAAAGAAGCGCCGCAGTAACACCAGCCAGCAGAGTAGCGATGAGGACATAGGGATTTGCAAGCATCGTTGCGTTGAGCAGCTTTTGAGCTTTCTCTACAACTACGAGCCATCCGTAGTGTATCGCTTCGGCTGCGGTCAATGTACCGACGCCCATTGCTTGCAAGCCTTGTGCGGCCGCGACAGCCATGCAAGCTGTTCGGTAAACGCCATAAGTTGCAACCAGCCCCATAAGGACGCGGCCGACCTGCTCATAGTTTTCGATGAGCGAAGAAACTACATCCAGCGAATCATTGATAACGCCCTCGGATTGGTTGCCAATTGTATTGAACATCGACGAGAGGGCATCTTGGATATTTGAAATTTGCCCTGTAATAGTCTTGGATTGCTCCTCCATGAGGTTGTAGAACATTCCGCCCTCGTTCGTGAGGTTCTGAATGACCTTTTGCACCTCCGGGAATCCGACTTTCCCCTCTTCGACTAATTCCCGAACCTTATTTTCTGCGACGCCGAGAATCTGCGCGAGTTCTCGAATCATGGGAATACCTCTGCCGGTAAACTGATTGAGGTCTTGCGTGTAGAGCCGCCCCTGCGTCATGGTCGTTCCATAGAGATATACGATGTCGCCGAGAGGCTGGGAAAGTCCTGCGGCGATGTTGCCGAGGCGGATCAGGTCGTCATTTATATTTTCGACATTTTCGCCGTATGCGAGAAGCCGTCGTGCTCCATCAGCAATACCTTGCAGGTCGAAAGGGGTTTTCGCTGCGGTATCTACGAGTTGATCCATCAACTGAACGGCTTTCTCTTCGCTTCCGAGCATGGTCTCGAATGCGACTTCGAGCTGTTGAAACTCGCCTCGGATATTGATGATTTGGCGGATAAGAGATTGAGCGGTAAAAGCCATGCCGATACTTGCGGCGGTTTTCGCCACATTCCCCAAAGTGCCATCCAAAACATTGCCTGCATTGGTAACATCTTCAAGGGTCGATTTTGCCGTAATGCCTGATCTGCTTACAGCTTTGCCGATACCGTCTATTTTAGCGCCGAGCTTGCCCTCCATCGTAGCGATTTTCGCTTCAATTTGAGAGATGCCGGTTTCCAATCCGCGTAAATCTACGGATGTGCCGAAACTCAATGCGCCGTCATCATTTTTCATATCCTTACAACCTCTTCGTCATCTGTAAAATCTGTGAAATTTTCAGGGTTATTCGCATCCTTGCTGTCATCATAAAGCGGTCTGCTGTTTTCGGCCATATCACCGGGCATCGGCATTGCTCGACTATACATGATGGCATTTACATAGCTGATCTCATATAAGGCGTATTTTTCTGTTACTCCGAGTGTTTTAGCTATTCCGAGGACGGTTGCCCAAATGCTGTCGTTCAGTCTTTTACCACTTCCTTGGTGGGTTTGAGGATATTTGCCTCTGACAGGGAAGTGGTAATGGCGAAAAAACTGCCTATCTCCATATCTTGAAGTCGTTGAACTACGACATTAAACAAGGTAGTCGGGCTGACGTTCTCCAATATGATTTTTGCGAGTTCTGCCTTTTTATCGACCTTGATTGTGGTCTCGGTCTTACGCCGGATCAGGCCGAACAAATAGCGTTTCTCCTGTACGATGGTGCGATATTCGATGAGGTTTTTCGCGCCGAGAATAAGTACGGCGGCAATATCGCCGATAGGTCGATAATATCGGGCATAATGCAATACCGAGGTTACGATCTCTTCGGCCGGAACCTTTTTTACAACGGGGAGAGTTGCTACGATCTCCGAGATGAGAATCAGGGTCGCAGTAGATGGAGGGGCTATTTCGTATGTAACCCCTTCGATGTCGATGTTGTCGATGCTTTTTTCAAGAATCGCCGATGCGACGCTATTTTCGATAGTATTCTGTTGTTCCATATCCCGATAAAATTGCGGAGGGTGGAGGATTCGAACCTCCGAAGCCTTACGGCTTGCCTCGTTAGCGGTGAGGTGCATTCAGCCACTCTGCCAACCCTCCTGTTTGCGGTTTCTCCTGCCAACCGCAAAGGGTGTCTCTCCACTCGTCAGCATCTTACGATGCTATTTAGGGTTTGGGGGCGGCCCAATCTTCGGCCTTGACCCGGAACTTCTTGTAAAGCTCCCCATCGGAGCAGGCGAGAATCTTGAATGTGAGATCGACATACGATCCCTCCTCCTCGGAGCTGCCCGGACGGAACGATACGTGTGTGCGCCGGGCCTTGATGCCGATAGCACCGATGTTCTTGGGCGTGAGCTTCACGGAGAAATCGTCCGATACGACGTTGGTTTTCACGGTCAGCTCGTTGCTGTCCTCCGAAACGACCGCTCCGGTAAACATCTTTTCCGTATCGAAACCCATCTCCTTGACGCGGGTTGTCAGGGTTACGACCGGCTCGCCCTCCTCCTCGGCGACCACGATTCCGCCTGTCGCCGTTGCGGTCAGGGTTTCGCCGTCCTCCGTGGCAAGCGTCGTCGATTTGTCGTTGATAGTACCGATGTCGGTCAGGGAGGCTGCCATAGCTTCGTCGTCGCCGGTTTTACCGACCTCGATCTTGCACTTCGACCACGACATGATGATCTTCTTTCCCATAGTTTTATTCTGTTATGCGGTTGAACTTAATTCTTGCGTAAATGAAGTGTTGCTCTATATCCTCGTTGCGCATCGTGGTCGGTGTCGCATCGGTCGAGAGCCAATACTCCGTACCTCCTGCGGTTTCTACGAATGAGAGAATCAACTCCTGCAATTCGCCGATACGTTTCCTATCCGGAACCATTCGTCCGTCGGTGTAGGGTATATCGGGGACATAGAGGTTGAAGATCACCACGCCCGTTTGTACTTGTTCATCAAGTCCTGCGAGGAACTTGACGATCAAATCCTCCGTTGTGGCGTCGGTCGGGCGCATTTCGGGTCGGTAAACCTTTCCTCTGATGGCCTTTCCGAGGTCGCTATTCTTGACGAAAGAATAGAAATCCCGCTCAATCTGCGTCTCCGTTTTTATCATCTCTCTATTCGATTAAATCGTTGAGTAGTTTCTTGGCAAGGGATTCGGCTTTCAACTCGGCTGATGTGAGTACATCCTTATGGTGGACTGCTTCGACGTATGCGGCGTATTTCATGCCTGCGCAGACGATCAGCACCACACCCCACGGAAATTTTGCTTGCAGTTTTTGGAGCAACGCTTCGGCAGCGGGCGGGCCTGCTTCTCCATGCCCGTTCTTGCCGTTGTATTGCTTCGAGGCTCCCGTCACGACGGGTTTCCCGTCCACAAGCACCACATAGCCTATTGATGACCTCAAATTGCCGGTAATATCGTTGTAGCTGCCACTCTCGCGGGCGATTCGTATGCACTCCTCCCCGATGAAAGAGAGTTGCTTCACGAGCAGGGCGACGATGTCTTTCATCTTGGCCTGCAATCCGGCTTTCAGCTTGCGCATATCCGTTTTGCTGACGATGACGCCCTTATATTTGCCGTGAGTAGTAACGACTTTCGCCATATCACACTACGATTTGAGTTCTGCCTACGGTGGTGAGAGGTTCCGCATTCATCACGCGGTATTCTCCGAGATTTTCGCCTATCCTTTCGAGTTTCACCCGATTGTAGGGGAAAGGGATGCACTCAACGAGGATCGTAAACGAAGCCTGCCGAAATTCGCCGTCTTCGTAACGCCCTTTGCGGTTATCGCTGTTGGTCTTGATCGAACAGGGCAAAGGATCGCTCCAATCGGAACGGGCCTCTATCGGTTCGCCCCATTCGTCGATACCTCCCTCGGTGAGTATCTCGTAGCGTAATGTGCCGTTGTACCTCATATCACCATAGATGCGTGCCGTCCTCGATCACGCGCATATAGTCGGAAAGAACCTCATCCGCATCGAGGCCATAATGTCCGCACCAAATCGAAAGGCTCTGTTTGAGGGCTTCTTCGCTCATTACGGAGGTCGATACGCCGTTTTCGGAGCGGCTGTTTTCGACATATCCGATGACAAGGCGGGCGGCAACCCGAAAGATCATAGGGTCTTTTGGGGTCGCCTCGGCCTTTGCGTCGATGCCCTCATTGAAGAGCGCAAATTCGATGGTCGCGTTATCAGGATAGAATGTGTTTGCTATCGCATTGCACAAACTCCTCGTTGCGGTAAGGTTATCCACGGCTACGACTGCGTTTTGAGGGTGTAGATGCCGTTCATTTCCGTAATCACGGGCAACGAGAGTGATTCGGCCTTGGTGAACTCAACGCCGTTGCTGCCCTGCGTTTCGCCCACGCCCCATTGCGAGACGCGGATACGCCCGTAGTTGGAGTACGCTACTCCGGCCTCCTGTTTCAGCTCGTTGTTCGCCCATGCGTTTTTGACGATGCCGAGCTTGCCGTCGGGAATGAAGACCATGTTCTTCTCGTTCCACGGCGTATAGGGGACGCGGAGCGTGCCTTTCTGAATGCGAACCTGACGGCGGATAGGCTCGAAAACAGGATAGCTGTTTTCTTGCATATAGGCGTTCAGGTCTTTCAGCTGCACGATCTTCGCAGATTTGTCGGTTCCCCAGATCATCTGCTTGATCTTCTTGCTGCGGCACATGTAGGAGATGCGCGACGGAGCGCAGAGGATTTTGCCGAATACGGTTTTGTCCTGTGCGGCGTCGATGATCCCCTGAATATCCTCGAAGCAGTCCACCGTGTCGATGTTGGCGTCTTTCCACTCGATGCGGGACGACGCGATGTTTTCGGAGGGCTGGTTAAAGTTGATCGTGCCGCGCACGCCACCTTCGGGGTTGATGTTGTCGTCGAGTTCGACGACGCCCTCGTTGGAAAGCGGACGCAGGAACAGGATGTCGAGCTTTGCGAGGACGGAGCTTACGACCGTCGTCGAGCTTCCCCACATCAGTTTGATGAGCTGCTCCGTCTTTGCCTTGTCGGGGAGCGACTTGCTGTCGAGGATTTGCAGAACCTTACGATAGTCCTGAATCGTCATCGGCAGCGTTACGGCATGATTGAGGATGCGCTCTTTCACGGTTTCCAGCCCCTCCGTGCCGAGGATAGCCTCTTTCGAGTTGTCGCCGATGGTCGGTGCGGCTACCGTGATGTTGTACTGACCGATGATCTCCTCGAAATCAAGGCCGATGGTCGGGGTGTCCCAGTCGAGGAAACGCTCGAAGATTACGTTGTCGAAAAGCTGCTTGTGCAGTTTCGAGGCGGCATCGAAGCGAGCCTGTACGTGCTGCGTCAATGCGCCAAAGATTGAACTATAAAGAAATTCGGGCATGATCGTTACTGTTTAATGAACAGAATGTTCGGGTTTGCTTTGAGGCAGACCTTACCGGGATTGATGAGCCAGTCTTCCAGCAGAGGGAAGTTCAGGCTCGGATAGAGGACTACCGCCTCGTATGCGGCATCAATCGTCGGGAGGCCCTTTCCTGTGAACTCCTTGACCGCGCCGACAACCATGTTCGGCGTGTAGAGAGGTGCGGCGGGGACGGCTGCATTGTCGTCCTCGGCGGCCGTTGCTGCCGATGCTTCAACGAGGATGTCGCCATCGGCCAGCCCTGCGATGGCGGATGCGAACGTGAGAACATCGTACTCGGCATTGGCTGTGTTGATGGACTTGATGATCGGGGATTTGTCGGTTACTCCGAGTTTCATCACCACGTCGCCTGCGACGAAGTAATGACCTTTGGCGATACGGGGCGCGGTGGTCGTGCCTCCTGCGAGAACCTTGGCGGTCTTGCAAACGGCGGCACTCATCGCCTCAAAATCGACATAGATAGGAGTTCCCCGATGCAACACCGTTCCGGTGGGGAAGTTCTGCACCGGCTTGAAGCCGCCCGGCAGAATCTTGCACTCGCCGCGCCAAATTTCGGGCATGTGGCCCGATACCTGCGTTTTCTTGAAATCAATAGCCATTGTTGCAATCAATTTTAAGGGGTTAATGATACGGAGCTGTTACTTGTTGGGGAGACTTTCGGCCCAAGCTTTGGCGTCCGCTTCCATAGCCTCTTTGGTACTTCCCGTTTCATGCGCCTGCTCCTTGGGCATGAGGTTGTTGGTGACTAACTCCTGCTTGTAATCCGCCAGCTCCTTATCGAGGTCTGCATCCTCTGCGAATGAGACTCGCTTCATCAGGTAGTCGGGGATTCCGAGCTTTTTAGCCTTTGCCGAGATTTCGGCCTGTCGTGTGGTTTTTGCCTTTTCTGCTTTGAGTGCGGCGTTCTCGGTTTCGAGATCGGACAGCTTCTTTTGGAAAGGCTTGAACCATTCGGGGGCCTCATCATCGTTTCCGCCCTCATCTTCGCCCTCGTCGTTGGATTGCGGTTTCTTTGATTGCGGTTTCGGACGTTGCGTCTTCCTCGTGATCTCCCCCTGCATCGCCTTTGCATAGGGCACGAGCGAATCCACTTTCGCGGCGATGTCTTCGTCCGAGGCATCGTCGGCAAGACCCTCCGTCCCGATTTCAACGAGATCGTCGAGTGCCTTGTCTGTCAGTCCCATATCCTTGCATTTTTCGGATAAGAGCTTGCGAAATTTCTTTTTCATGCGTCGAAAAATTTGATTAAAACGTATCGTTACGGACAAAGGTAATGAAAAATATCTATTAGGTATCTAAAATTTAGGCAAAAAAATATCTGTGTGGTTATGACGCAGTTATCTTAAAATCGGCGTTATTTACTGATTTTGAGTGCACTTTTTCTGCGAAAAAAGTTGCTTACTATAATAGTTGGCTATATATTTGCATCATCAAACAGGTACTTAATAGGTGTTGAATAACGAATAAAAATTTATAATAGGCTATGACACGAGAAGAATTTACCGAAAGAACAGGGCTGACGCCAACATCCGAGGAATATCAGCATATCGAGGCTATGTATATGGCCGCAGGAAATATGGATAAAGATGAGTTTTGCAAAGAATTTAAGAAGCACGGAATGAGCCGTATCCTTGAAGAATTATTTGCAAGGATTCAAGGTCAGGAAAATTCCATAAATGCGCTGACCGAGCGGCACGATGATTATATCAAAACAACCGCCGAAAAGGACATAGAACTCGCAATTTTCCTCATTGGAAAGGCTTGCGCCTATGATGATACCGATTTTTACAAAGAGGCGGTACGGCTGATTGGGCAACGAGCAGTTACCGTGCATAAAGTTCGGGCGGGATTGCCTCTTTGGGAGGAGGATATAAACTACATAGACAATAATCTTAAATAACACAGGATATGGGTAAATCAGGACAGTTAAAGGCGGAAAGCTTGCATGAATGGAAGTCCCAAATGGCGGACTTCCTCCTCGAAAGAGCGCAGAAATTCGGCGATATTACGCTCCATATCAAAGCCTCCGAATTGATCGGCATGAAAGAGGTGATCCGCCGGAAAATCATCAAGGGCCTGCCCTTGTGGGAGGTCGATAAAGTTTGGTTGAAAAATAATCTCAAATAATCGCAAGTATGGAAAAGATCAAAATCAAGCATGTAGGATTCGATTCGTGGGATCGGGAGGTGTTCCAAACGCAGAAAGGGACGTATGTCGTGGATATAAGTTTGGACTATTCGCATCAGAATATGAGGCTCTGCACGAAGAACAACAACGAGTTCGACGGGGAGCCGGACACGGCCCTCAAAACCGACGCATTCGAGATCGTCGATGATTTCGAGGCCGAGCAATAATCGTAAACCTTAAAAATTCAACGCAATAATGGCAAATTCAATCAACGTAAACGGGTGCTCCGTCTGCCAGCCGGGGCAAGAGAACTACACGAGCTTTACGGCCAAAATCGGCCGGAAATCGGTCAAAAGATGGCAATACGACTACCGCACGGAGAGCGGCGAGCTTTTCTCCTGCGTCGGGGCATCCCTCGATAGCTGCCGTGCAAAGCGGGATTTATGGCTCTCTCAAAAGCAGTAGGATCATGGCAACGAAAAAGGCAACAAAGACCTACGAGGTTGAGGTTTCTATGACATGGTCGGAAATCTATACTGTCAAGGCAAAAACAGCGTCCGAGGCGCGGCGCAAAGCATGGGAGAAATTCAAACGGCATCCTCCGAAATCCTGTTTTACGCTCATGGAGGACAGAATCGACGAATAATAATCAATGCAACAGATATGGAAGAGAAAGATATTAAGACGGTCAAGACCACGCGGGGAGAACTCCGATACTATCGGGATTGGGGTAATTACGACGGGGGTATCGTAATGCTGAACGCCCAAACTATCGACCGCTACAAGGCGATCAAGAATGAGCATCCCGACGCGGATAAATGCGGGGTTTTCTTCGCTTTTAGCCGAGAACAGTTCGCCGAGGGATACAATCACTTGGTAGAACTCGGACACATTAAAGACGGCGATAAAATATGCCAAGATAAGGATACGGGAGCTTTCGGTACAAAGGACGGACTTGCGGCGTTCTTCAAATTCTACGACGATAGCCGAGCGGCCATCCCGAAAGAATGTGATCCGCAGGAGGTTTATTTCTACGAATACAATAACCACGAGTGCATGATCGCATGGGATGGCGATAAAGAAGCCTATGACCTTATCGTCGGGTATTGGGGTGAGGAAGTAGCAAAGACGATTGAACGATTATGAATTAAAATTCAACACATTATGGAAACGACATTGAACAACAAATTTTTCGACTTCGAGAAAGCAAAGGTACAGACCCTTTCCCTCGATCAACTGGCGCGAACCCACAAGGAAAACGACATCTACGGAAAGCCGTTGCGAGGCATTTACCACTACGATCTGCTGAATCAGATTATCGGCATGTGCAACGCGCAGAATTACGATGTCGAGGTTTACGACCTTTTCGCAGCGCAGAACAAAGACCGCAATACTCCGGGCGTCGTCCTCTTGCCGCAGGTAGAGGAGCAATACGGAGAGCGGGCCGTTGAAGCGCATATCCTCCGCAGGGTATTTGCCAACATCCGCATCACGAATTTCGATGATGCAGACCACACGACCAATCTTGCCGTTGCATTCCATCAGAAAGGAATACAGGTCGGGTTCGGCAATATGGTGATGATTTGCCATAACCAATGTATGCTCTGCGCGGATCAGTATATCTCGACCTATTCGGAGAAAGGATCGGGTCGGGGCAATGGTGTAACGATTCCCGAAGTCCTCGACATCGTGAAGTCATGGATCATTGATGCCCGCCGGATCGTCGTTACCGAGCGGGAGAAGATAGAGAGGATGAAGCAAATCCCCATTGACGCGCAGCAGATGTTCACGCTGATCGGGATGCTTACGGCCCTCCGGGTGAAATGCGATACCCATATCTCCGAGATCAGGGAGAATCGCACATATCCGCTCAATCAGGCGCAAATCTCACGGCTTACCGAGGATATGATGTATCGCTATTATCAGAACGGCAAGGTCACGGTATGGGATTTATACAACGGCGCAACGGAGTTGTATAAAGCCGATACGATGGATATTCCGGCACTTTTGCCGCAGAACCGCGCGATGTGTGCGTTTTTGAACGAGCAATTCGGCATTTAGACTTAAATGTATTTTGTAATGGAATCAATATTCAACAGAGATTTTTATCCCACTCCGATAGATGTCATCGAAAAGATGCTTATCGGAGTGGATATATCCGGTAAAATTATCCTCGAACCCTCCGCAGGTAGTGGAAATATTGTAGATTATCTGAATAGTCGCGGAGCGAAGAAAATCATCGCGTGCGAAACGGTCGAGAAATTACGCCGTACATTGGGCGGCAAATGCGACATTATTGCGGATGATTTTCTGACCGTAACTTCGGAGCAGGTCAGCCATATTGACCTGATCGTGATGAATCCTCCCTTTTCAGCTGATGAAAAACATATTTTGCATGCCTACGATATTGCACCCGGCGGTTGCGAGATTATCGCTTTATGCAATAGTCAGACCCTCAATGACAGATACTCGACCAGCCGAAAGCAATTGCATGAAATTGTCGAAATGCACGGTTTCGACGAATACTTCGGAGATTGTTTTGCATCGGCAGAGCGTTCAACGGGGGTGCATGTATCCTGCGTACATCTGTTCAAACCGGGCACAGGAGAAAAAGAATTTGAGGAGTATTTTTCCCTTGCTCCTGATGATGAGCCGCAAGGAGATGGATTGCAGCACTATAATTTCGTTCGAGATTTAGTAAATCGCTACGTCGAGGCAGTCAAGCGCTTCGATCGTGTGATGGGGGCTGCGAAAGAAATCAACCAACTTGCGGAACCGTTCAAAAATAATGACATCCGCTTTGGCGCATATCGAGAACACGGGAATAACTATACCGCTATTACCCGTGATTGTTTCAAAAAGGAGTTGCAGAAAGCTGCATGGCGTTTGATATTCAGTAAAATGAATATGGAGAAATACGTTACGACCAAAGTTTTGGAAGATATGAATCGTATGGTCGAGCGGCAGACGCATATTCCGTTCACGATGCACAATGTTTTTCGAGTTCTCGAAGCTATCGTCTTTACTCATCGAGATCGGATGAATCAGGTGCTTGTAGAGGCATTCGATCATATCTGTTCGTTTAGTGCCGAAAATTCGACCGCGGGGGAGAAATGGAAGACAAATTCCGATTATATGGTCAATCGCCGTTTCATTGTTCCGCGTATTTGCGATTACGACGCACGATGGCCGTCTGCCTATGTCAAAATTGCATATTACGGGGGCGGATATGCTCGTGATATTGATGATGTCGTAAAGGCTATGTGTTATCTTACAGGGTGCAATTATGACGATTTTTCATCCTTGAATGATTTTGTTAGTAGGCTGACAATGAATTGGGGGCAGTGGTATGAATGGGGATTTTTCCGCATTCGAGGCTATAAGAAAGGCACGATGCACTTTGAGTTTGTTCGTGAGGAGGATTGGATGAAATTCAATATCGAGGTTGCGCGAATAAAGGGGTGGCAGTTGCCGAAGCAGAGGACGAGTAGAAAATAGCCGAACAAAACACCCTGCCACCCGTGCAACGATGATTGCGATAGTTAATCACGATGATTACCAGCAGAATAGTACAGCAGGATGCAACGAGGGCAGCAACGATCCCTGCAACGACGGGTGCAACGATCCCTGCACAGAAGATAAGAATATATAGATACCCGTTGGTTGAATTAAAATAAAGCATCTTTAACAAGACCAATTTTACGATGGT